CTAGCCAATGGTGGGACTATTGATAAGTATATGGGCGATTGTATTATGGCTTTTTGGAATGCTCCATTAGCCTGTGATAATCATGCTGAACTAGCTATCAAATCTGCAATAGAAATAGAACAAGCTATAATAGAACTTAATAAACAGTTTGAAGAACAAGAGTTAGGATTACCACCTATTAATGTAGGAACTGGTGTCAACTCTGGAACTTGTATTGTTGGTAACATGGGAAGTGAGACACGCTTTGATTACTCTGTCGTAGGAGATGCAGTAAACCTAAGTGCTAGACTTGAGGCTACTGCTGGTAGAAACGATTATAAAAAATGGAAGATAATAATATCTGAATATACTAAAGAGTTAGCAGGGGATGTATTTGATTATGAAAAGATAGATAGTATTTTAGTTAAAGGTAAATCAGAACCTATTACAATTTATTTTCCTACTTCAAAGAGTTGAGTTGTCTTTGAAAGTAATCGTGAAGGTCTCCTAATTTTTCTTTACCACTTCTAACTATTGTTTTCATTAGTGGTCTATCGTCTGGTGGAAACACCTCATCAACTTTATCTTCTGGCAAAGTACTAAACTCCGTAACAATTTTATTATCTCTTGTTAAAAGTATTTTAAAACTTACTAAGTTAGCTTCTTGATTGTTATTCATTACTCTCTTCTAAATTTGCAAAGCTGACGTTATCTTGTCTTCCTCTAAGACCAGCTTTCATATAAGTAGTTGCTCTCCCTTCAAAGAAATTTTGATGTTCTACACCTGTGACTTCATCAATCCAACCAAGAGGATTCTCTCTCTGGTCGTAGTTAGTTTTTAAACCAAGTTGAAGTAATCTTCTATCAGCTATGTATCTATTGTAAGCATACATATCTTTCTTAGTTAATCCTTGTATGTCTCCCATATCAAAGACAAGGTCTAAAAATTTATCTTCAAGTTCTACCATGTGTCTACATATTTGGTATAGCTCTGCTTTAAAATCATCTGTCCATATCTCTATGTTTTCTTGTATAAACTCTCTAAATAATTTAGTCATAGCTTCAACATGCATAGACTCATCACGAATAGAGTAAGTAACTATCTGTCCCATACCTTTCATTCTACCAAACCTAGGGAAGTTTAATAAGATTGCAAAGCTACTAAAGAGTTGTAGTCCTTCTGTAAAAGCCGAGTAAACTGCTAGGGTTTTAGCTATAGTTTCTTTCTTAGCTTTAGAAGGTTTAAAGTTTCCAACGTAATCATGTTTGTCTGCCATCTCTTCATACTCTGCAAAAGCTTTGTACTCTATATCCGGCATACCAACTGTATCAAGTAACAAGCTATAAGCATGTTGATGTATTGATTCCATGTTAGCAAAAGAACTCATCATCATTCTAGCTTCTGGCTTTTTAAATATAGGCATATACTTATCTATATAACCTGATGCTACATCTACATCTGATTGAGTAAACAATCTAAATATTTGTGTCAGTAAATTCTTTTCTACTGGTGTTAGTTCTTGCCAATCTTTAACGTCTGTATGCATAGGTACAGATTCAGGCATCCAATGCATTTGATTTTGTAATACATAATAATCAAACATCCATGGATATTCAAACGGTTTATAATAATCTCTATTGCCCAACAAGCTCATACTTATTCTCCTTTAATAATTTTAAGTGTTCTGTTGCTTCTGCATACTCACAAAATAATTTATCTACAGTCTCTACTGTATTAGGGTGGTCAGCTACACCGACACCTTCTCTAAAATATAATTGAATGTTGCACAAAGCTTCTGATTGTCTTGCTTTATATTTGTCATACAAAGCATCATATAATTTTTCTTTTATCATATTATCCCTCACAGGCTATACATTCCACATCATCTAACTTGATTCTTGGAACTTTTACGTTTACATTCTCTACACTTCTAGCTGCGTTAGACCTGAAGTAATAAAGTGATTTAAGTTTTTTCATACCATACCAATGAACATCATTTACATACTGCATGTATTCATCGTGTGTTTCTTGAGGCTCTGTTGCTTTAGGTAAAGTAAAGAAAAGATTAACTGACTGTGCTTGACAAACAAACTGTTGTCTTTGATGAGCATGTTCTACAATCCATATTTGATTTAGTTCATTAGCTGTTTTAAATATTTCTTTTTCTTTATCATCAAGAATATCTAGATGTTGTACCGAACCTTCACTACCAGATATATCTTTCCAAACATCTTCAAGCTCTTTTACTTTTAATCCTTTTGATTTTAAAACTCTTTCTAAATATTTATTCTTAACTTGATAACTTCCTGACAAAGTCTTATGAGTATAGCAGTTAGCCCTATAAGGCTCAATAGAAGGGGAAGTGCCACTACATATAATCCCACTACTAGCATTAGGAGCAATAGCCATGAGATTAGCATTTCGCTTACCTGAACCATGTATGTCAGGAGCTTCGCCCCTTTCACTAGCCAACTCTTTAGTAGCTTGAGTGGCTCTAGATTTGATAAAGGTGAATGCCTTATGATTAAAACCAGTTGCGTATATTCCCTCGAAAGGTATGTTCCTAGATTGGAGATACGCATGAAACCCCATCGCACCCAAGCCGAGACTTCTTTCTCTATATGCCGAATACGCAGATTTAGTATATCCTTCTTTACCTTTTCTAACATATTTTTGAAATCTTTTAAAGTTTGCACTATACTCTCCTAACTGTGTTGTATCTATTGCATTGTCAATGTAATGTTGTAATACATTGTCAAGCATAGTTATTAAGTCTTGTATAAAGTTATCTTCCTTTGACCAACTATCAAAGTGTTCTAAGTTTACTGAAGATAAACAACATACTGCTGTTCTTTCGTTGTCAGTTGGTAATGTAATCTCTGAACATAAGTTACTTTGTTTTATACTTAGTCCTAAATCTCTTTGTCCTTTAGGTAATGCTTTGTTACAGGTATCTATGTTTACCATATAAGGTTCACCTGTTTCTGCTCTGGCATGTATAATCTGCCACCATAAATCTCTAGCGTTTACTATCTTAACAGCTTCATTACTTTTAGGGTCAATCAATCTCCAGTCTTCATCTTGCTCAACAGCATTTAAGAATGCATTAGTTATATTAATACCGTTATGTAGATTAAGATTCTTTCTGTTTATATCTCCACCAGATTCTTTACGCATGTTTATAAACTCTTCAATCTCTGGGTGGCTTATGTCCATATAAGCAGCATAACTTCCTCGTCTTGTAGTGCCTTGATTAAAGGCTAACATCTGAGAATCAACTACATGCATGAAAGGTATTGAACCAGTAGACTTACTACCGTGAGCAGTAGAAATACCGTTGCTTCTAATGTCGCCCCAATATCCACCGATACCTCCGCCTGAACTCGCCAACCATATGTTCTCGTCATAATGAGAAGATAACCCAGTCCTACTATCAGGTACATAATTGAGAAAACAGCTGATAGGAAGACCCCTTGTTGTACCCCCATTACTAAGTATAGGAGTGCTGAACATGAACCAACGGTGGGAACAGTAGTCATAAAGTCTTTGAGCAAGTTCAAAATCAGTTTCACCTTTGAAGGTGGCTCCGAATACGGAGGCTCTTGCGAATGCTTCTTGTGCATGTGTTTCATTCTCCCAAAAGTATCTATCTTTTAATGTGTCTATACTAAATTTATCAAATGTTTTTTCTCTATCATAATCTATATCAATACCTAAATAAGGTTTCTTCCCTACTTTATCTTCAATCATTCTTCTTCCTGTAAATGTAATGTTATTATAGCATAGTGTATTATCTTTAACAGCTCTGCTTTCTTGTTATCTTTCTTACCATATCTCATGGCATACTTCATTATGTTTCCAACACAAAAACTTTCTCCGTGTCCGGCATCTATAATCATATCAGTTGCTTGGTACTTGCCATTACCGTAATGAGCATCGTAAGTTCTATCTATATAAGTTCTTATCTCTATTAAACTTTTATCTTCACTAAACTTATAAGCCATCTTTCCATTCCTCCGGTAATGTTTCTTCACTATACCATCTAAAATTATTTGACTCTGCCCATTCAGCATGAGTTCTTTTAGTTCCATCTTTTCTTTTCTTAGCCTGTGGCATAGGAGCATAAGGTTTCTGAAACAAGAAGACTAACTCTCTATGTTCATTAAGTGCTTCTCTGATATGTATATACTTACTATACTCTGCATAATCCCAAAACCTACCTTTAGCCTCTAACAATATAATCTTATCATCGAATATCTTTACAAAGTCTGGCTCATACCTATGCTTAACAACATAGTTTATATTTTCCCAATGATGTTTCCATCCTTTAAGAATAGTTTGATGTATATCATATTCCCATTTGCTATCGTACCCTTTAGGTACATTAACTTTTTTAGGTCTGGGTTTTCTAGGTACTCTTCTAGGCATTTAGTTCTTCTAAGGTTACGTTAGGATTTCTCTTAACTTTTTTAATGAACCACCTTAGACTGTATGCACTTAACATAAATTTATTGTTAGCAAAGATATGTGTTTGCTCTGGTAAAAATTCATGTAAGTTTTTCTTAGTAATTTTAGTAGCGTCTTCGCCTTCTGGAACCATAGTTCTAATCCAATCTATGAGTAAAGTTTCTGCTCTGCGTCTTATTTGTTTAGACTTTTTTTGATTCATAATTCTTTACAAGTTTCCAATAATTTAAAATACTGTTAAACATTTCTCTGTGTTTGTCTTGAGATTCTTTATCCCATATATGACAGGCTATTAGTTCTGTGTCTTCTCTATCAACAAAGATAGATACTCTTTCAACATCATCGTAACCACAACCTTGTGCGTAAGCAGACAACTGCATACCGTGTTCATCATATACTAACTTAGCTGGGTCTTTGCCTTCTAAGTTGTCTTTAGTTTTAAAGTCTACAAAGATACCGGACTTAGAATATAAATCTATCTTACCACCGTAACCTAAATCAGCACAGAAAGAATCTTCTGCTATCCATTCTTCATTAGGAAAATTTTCATCTAACCAAGCTTGAATAATTTTATAAGTTTTACTAGTGCCTTCTCCTAAGAAACCACGTTCAATCATGGCGTGAATCTTGGTACCTTTTTTTGCAGCTTCTTGTCCTATTCTTTTAGAGTCTTGCTTACATCTGTATGCAAATTCTTCTATAGATTCTAAAGGGTCTTTCTCTAAAGTTAAAGCAGAGTTAAGTGCTTGATTTATTTTCCAGTTCTCTAAAGAAGGTTTGGCTATCATACCAAGTACAGTAGTTACAGAGGGTACTAAGTGTTCTTTCTTAGCGTCTCTTAAAGTAGTGTTTCTTTCTTTACCATTGGCACCAATGATAGTGTACATTGGCTCTCCTTTTTGAGTATACCAATGACCAGATTCAGCTATTATTTTTTTAGCCGACAGTTTATTATATACTTCTTGAGAGGAAGTGTCAAGTGTTTCTTTATTTTTTTTCATCTTCAGTCTCCTTAAATGCTTTGATAACATCTGAAGAGAATAACTTTTGAAGATTAACTAAGAACATTTTACTTGCGTTGTGGTCTCCACCACATACTGTTTTAAAACTATCAAGCTCATCAACAATAGTTCTAAGAACATCTGTTTTAAATACAAGAGTACAAAACTCATTATCTCCTACGCATAAATTATGAAACCAATAATCTGATTCTGTTGCTCTGATACCTGATGGTTTGTTCCAACACTCATACTCTATACATATGTTACCGGTTTTCATCCACATACCTTTCTCTGATTTAACTTCTATCTTCTTACCAGTTAGCATATCTTTTATTTTATCTTCTCTTATCTCTCCGTACTCTAAATCAATGTCAAACTTCTTTCTATCTTCTTTATTAGGCTTCATCTTTTATTCCTTTTTTCTTATATAATTTTTTATAATAATTACCAACTTTTAATATTTGTTTAGGTGTTGCTGAATTTTTTATAGTGTTTGCAAGACACGAAACAACTATACAATTATCCAATGAATATCCTTGATTATTATCTATCCTATCTATAGTAGGAGAATTTTTCCAGTCTTCTTTACCATGTATTAATTTAATATTTAACACCGGACAAATTTCTGGAAAATGTAATTCTTCTTTTGTTAAATTAAAAATCATTTCTTTTTTCTTAGCTCTTATTTTTGCATCATAAATCATATGAGTCTTAGCATATTTAGCTATGTTATCTCTATAATATTTATTATAACATTTTCTACATTCAGCTCTTAATCTTCCCTGTTCTCTTTTAGAAAAAAATTCTTCAGTATATTCTTTTATTACACCACATTTAGTACAGGCTTTAGTGGGTTTCACTCCAATTTACTCCTGTCTTGTATTCGCCATCAAGAGGACAACGAAGTTTAAAATGTTCACCTGCTTTAATAATACTATCAACAGCAAGTCTTCCTGCAAAATCTGCTTGGCTTTCTTTTACTTCTATCTGCCACTCATCGTGAATGTTAGCAACAAATTTATAATCTATACCATTTAATTTTAACATATCATCTAACAATACTAAACCTTTCTTCATAACAATAGCACCTGCTCCTTGTAGTAAAGTGTTCAATGCTGAATGTTGGTTACGAACATAAAGCTTTCTACCGTCTAATCCTTTGAGATATTTTTTTGCTGAAGCTCTTTGTACTCTGTCTCTAAGAGATTTAAATGTAGGTTTATTATCAAAGAAATATTGTCTAGCTCTTTTACCATCTGCTGTACTTCCTCCAACCACTTTACCAAGTTTTTCATCTCCGGCTCCGTACATAAGTGCATAGATGAATGTCTTTGCCTTATCTCTTGATTCAAGTTTTGCAAGTTCTTGATTAGCTGTGTGGACATCTCCGTTGAGTATTTCATTTGTATATTCCTCGTCATTCATATAGTGTGCTAACA